CCCGCTCTTTCATTAGATGGGTAAACTCCATGAACAAAGGATGGAGAAACATGATTACCTATAAACCATTTGAACTCTACGTCAAACAAGCAAAACAATGGCTAGATGAAGATGACCATATTACCAATTATTCCAATACCGAAGACCAAGAAGACTACATCGTACAAGAATATAAAAGATGCCAAATTCATTCACTGTACTTCGCCAACAAATACGGCTATCTTAAAGAAGGAGATGCAAGTGGCGGGGAGGTCAAATATAAAGCGTGGAAAGCGCAACAGATACTACTATTCCTCGTTGACTGTGGGTACAATACTATGATTGGGAAAGCCCGACAAATTGGGTTCACAACAACAATGGGATTAGTAGCCATGTGCAAAATCTCATTCAAAAAATCATTCTTCTGTAAATTTATTACACACTCTAGAGACAAAGGAGAAGAAATATTTAGAGACAAAATCAGATGGGGATTCGGTAAAATACCCGAATGGCTAGTAGAAGAACCACACAACGATTCAGCTTCCGCACTCTCCATGAAAGGAAAAACCAAAAAGAAAGGTAGAACAGAAGGCTCACACTCTAGAATACAAGTAGATACCCCCGCCATAGATGCCATCAACGGTGGCGCACCAAACCTCGTACTAATTGACGAAATAGGACTATTTGAACTTTTTGGCAAAATGATGAGAGAAGGAAGACCTACCCTATTCTTCTTTAACCCCGATAACGGACAAATGGAAATGAGAAGACAGCTAGTATGTTGGGGAACAGGTGGAGAAATGTCTAAAGGTGGAGCAGTATTTGAATCCGAATTTAAAGCCGCTGTCGAAGCTTGGAGAACCGAAAACTACAAATACGGAATCATACCCCTGTTCTTCGATGCATACGCAAGACAAGGAATGAGCAAAGAAATATACGAAAGCGAGAAAAAAGTATACTACTCCAAATCAGGAGTAGAAGCAGAAAGCTCTAAAGTACAATTTCACCAACACTATCCCATTACCCTAGAGGATATGTTCCTGAGAACAGCTAAGACAATTATTCCCGTTGCCAAATGCAACAGCTACCTAAACAAAATATACAACCTAAGCCCACAAGACCAACCGCAATACGGATACTTTGAGCCAATATACAATACAACCGAGCCAACACCACATGGAGTATTGCCCTACGCACTTAAAGGAGCCAACTTCATTCCAACAGAAGGAATGGAAGACGAAAGAACCACAGCCATAATATTTAAACACCCACCCAACGACGAACTTTGGGAATATAGATACTACCAAGGAACTGACCCCATAAACTCAGAAACAGGTCACTCAAAAATGTCAGCATCTATTTGGGATGCCTACACCAACACCTGCTCTTCTATGGTGTTTTGGAGAGTAAGAGACTACAAACAATGCTACCTGCAATGCGTACTGCAAGGACTATACTACGATAAAAATAACGAAGGTGGAGTAAAAGAACTGCTAGAAAGAAATATCGGACAACTATACTACGATTTTCAAGAACAAATAGGAGTAAGCAGAAGACTAACCGCAAACTCCATACTTCCACCATTCCTGCAAACTCCCACATCAGGTTGGTGGGGAATATCCAACAAAACAAACACAGCAGGACACATATCCAACAAGATTATAGAAATGATTGATGCATACGCAGAAAACATATACATCCCTTGGTTCTTCCTACAACTCAAAACATTTGTACAAAAAGATTTAAAAGGAAGTGCCACACACAGACAAACTAGATTCCAAGCCGCTGACCTGGAATACGATTACGATGATGGAATATTTTCTATGGTATTCGCATACATAAACGCACAGTCACACTCCCGATACGAACCCAAACTAATTAACGAAGCTAGAAAGGAAACAAGAAAAATTAAATACGTGCAAAATTCCGAAACAGGATGGAAACTTAGACTAGCAGAAGTAGACGGAAGAGGAAAAATTATTAGATACATCAGAAAATGATGAAAAACAAATTATTATATTTGTTACAATTAATTATACTGTGCGAGTAGTTTATATAAAAATCGTACCGAATGGCGCACACCATTCTGTGTAATAAAACCATAATAAAATGGCACATAAACCATCAGAAGGTGGAGTGATTAACTCAGGGCTAACAGCAACGCCTTTAGTGCAAAACTCTATCCTTAGCGGAGGAAAACTTACGTTAGCGGGCAACGCTCCATTAGCGGATATTTTGACAGCTCCTTTAATTCTGTCAGATGCTACGGCATCAAGAAAAATTGCATATGCTGCAGGAACAGCGCAAATATCAACTATCGACCTTTCGGCAGTTGCTCTACTTGCTGATTCTCAGTACAGCATTTCTGTTGAATTTCCAAAATTAATTGGATTCAATAATGTTCAAGTTAACGGTGACGGAGGAAGAGCCGAAGCAAACGAACTTACTCCAATTCGTGAGTATGTAGTTACTTCAGGTTCAGTAGCACCAACAGCAAATGCATTGAGAGATTTGTTTATTGCTCGAATTAATGCGGATGCAGGAAAACGTGTAACAGCGGCTTCAGGTGGAGCAGGAACAGTTCAGCTTACTCAAGATGTATTGTCTGACGGAGCCTTTTCAATGACTGCACCTTCAGGAGCAGCTATTGCAACAGGAACTCCTCATGTAGCACCTGCAGGAACTCCTGCGGTTGTTAATGCAGACTACCCAAATCAAGCTGCACCTGCAGGAACGTATACTACTTACGAAATTGACTTTGTTAATTTCAAAAGAAGTAATGTTGTTAGCGGAGCATTGGTAGGGTATCCTGAGTTTATCAGAGTGTACGTTCTTTTAGGACAAGCAAACTATGCTGCTTTTATCACAGCAATAGATGCTCAACTTGATGGGACTCACACACCTGTGTCTGACTATCTTGGAATATAAGAAGTTAGTAAACCTTAAAGAAGGGGGAGAAATCTCCCTTTGTTAACTAACTCATTGACGAGATAAGATTAAAACCATGGCAAAAAAAAGAATAGTCGTAACCAAAGACGTAAAAAGAGACCCTAAGACCGATAAAAGAGTCGGAGAAAAGCAAGTGCTTAAAAAAAGACTTCATGGAGGTACTAAAGAAAGGAATGTCACTTACGAAGGAGGAAAAAAGACAATAGAGAAGGTAAGAAAAGACGAAGACGGCAAAAAAGTCAAAGTTGTCGTTAAGGTGAAAAAGCAAACTCCCAACACAAGCATGAAAAAAAGGGGAGCCATTAAGCCTACAGAGTTAGTAAGCAGAGATGTCAAAAAAGGAAAAGCTGCTGAGAAATACGTTTCTAAACAGGACAAGGCAAAAGCAGGGGAAGCAAAACAAGCAGGAAAATCTGCTGCAAAGGCTGCAAAAGCAGGGGTAAAAGGTAGGACAGACCCTTATGATGCGCCAAGAAATATGCCAAGGCTTATGAGGAAACAAACGGTAACTAAAAATGATGCGCCAAGAGATATGCCAAGGCTTATGAAGAAACAAACGGTAACTAAAAAAACAAATAAAACCTAAAAATCATGGGAGACGAGAAAAAAAAGAAAAAAGAAAAAGAATCGCCAAAATACACTAGCACATATGCTCACAAAGAGTTAAAAAATCTAAAAACGGGGGAAATTGTAAAAAGCGGAACAGTAAAACTAAAGCCTTCTAGTGAGGAAGAAGCTCTTGGTGGCGGGTAAAAATAAAAATAGTGAATGAGTGAAGTAACGCTGTTTGAGCCGAAGTCTAACAATATGGAGTTAGACTATCCCGAACTAAAGGGGTATAAGGAATTTGAGGATTTGAGTTCAAGGGAACTAAAGCTATGTTGGTTGGTGGGGAATCGAACTTCACCAATTGCTAGTTATGAGAAGAAGAAAAGATTAAGAGCTGCACTTGAGCAGTGTTACAACTCAGCCTCTAGGAACAGGAAAGAGTACCTAGAAATGCACGAGGGTAAAATCCCTCAGAAGCTGAAGGAGGGGATAACGAAGATGTCCACGTTTAATCCTTCTTACAGGTTAAGAGCTAAGATGCTTGACGAGTATATGTTTGACCAACTGCAAACGATAGTGGTTAAAACAGAAGAAGAGAAGAAGACAATGGATATTGATGAGCAGAAAAAATACGCATCTTTGATGATGGATGTTTCCGCTAAGATGCCTGAGATGATTAATAGAATGGAGTCAGGCTACGGAGTTACCGTTAAAAAAGAAAAAGAAGTTACAGTCAAGAGTTCCATCGAAAGAGTAAGAGACCGACTAGACTAAAACCGTATAAGTATGCCTTTATTTGTTAATACATCAACGCAGAGACCAAGTAGACTTGGAACCAAAAAAGATAAGGAGTATCATGTAAAATATGCTAGGTGGACACTTCAAGGAATGAATCACCCGCTTCACAGAAACTTCGTTACAAAAACACTTACAAATTGGTCTTTCTATAAAGGCGGTGACGGACAATGGATATTCGATGAAGATTTAGAAGGATTTTTTTTAGATGAATCAGGAGATGTTAGGAATCGACTGAAGATTGCTAAGAACCTTATACGACCAATGGTAGAACAATACGTTGGTAACGCTATTAGATTATCTTTTAATGCTAAAGCTAAAGCTACTTCTGATTTTGCAATAAACAGAAGAGACCTAGAATTGTCTAGACTTCTTTTTTATAATAAAGCTGCAGAGGCTATACCTCAGTTTGCAGATGCAATAAAAGATAGTGTTCCAATAGGAGAGACAGAAATTGAAACGGAAGAAATATTTGAAAACAGTTGGGTAGATACTCACGAAGAAGACATCAACAACCTTGTTCAATTTATAGCCAATGAAATAGAGATTGATGAAATAAAAGTTCAGATTACTAAAAATTTAGCTATCTCAGGATTAGGCTTGTATAAAGGATTTGAACAAAACGGAAGATATTTAGGAGGTTGGGTAGACCCCTTGTTTTATTATTGGGATTTGAGTGCTAGACGTTCAGACCTTAGAGATGCTGAATATATGGGTGAATGGTATTACTTAGATGCTCCGTCTGTATTTGAACGATACCAAAACTTAACTAAAGACGAAAGAGAAGCAATCGAAAAGTATTCTCTTAACGAAAGCATTGAAATTCACAGAATGGTACACAACTACTATACGGTTAGTGGTGGAAAGATTCCTGTGTACGAAGCGTATTGGAAGGACATGGAAG